TGATCAACTTGAACATCTTAAGCTTTGTATTCTCTGCAATATGAAACCTTTCATGGATATTGATACAAATGCAATTAACAATATACTAAAAGGAAATCCAAAACCTGATATTAGTATTGTTGCTTCTGTTTCTGAAATGAAAAACAACTTTTCTGTTAACAATGGAAGGCATCCAACCATTGACGAGATGAGGCAAATGCAAGTTTCTGTTTATGCTTTAAGTAGAACAGGGTAACATTTCTGCGAATAATTTTATTATATGGTGTATATTTTTATGAGGTAAATATATGAATATCACTATATATAAATCTGAAATAGAAGACGGTCTCCAAGAAGCAATAGCTTCCAATAATTCCATTGCTTTTGTAGCTCCCGTTTCTATGTCAAATATGACTGAATCACAAGAGGCTGTCGCTAGAGACTTAGCTATTGATAAACTCTTTTCAAAAGCTGATAGCAACCCCGACCAGTTTGATCTTTACTACTTAAACTCTATTCTTGTTTCTACTGGATGGAACAAGAACGATGATGTTTTTGATAGAGAGACTACTTGGTCAGCTAGAAATACACCTGAAGATAAACAATTTAATTTTGGTCATAATGAAAAAGACATTATTGGCCATATAACTTCTAGTATGGTTGTAGATCAAGACGGCAAACCTATAGATAAAGATACAAGTCCAGAGAACTTACCAGAAAAATTTGATATTATTACTAGCGCTGTTCTTTATAATAG